GGACGTTCTTATGAACTTACGGGATTGGCGTTACCGCCATCTTAGTACCGTATCACCCCTGCCTGACTCAACGACGTCACCTCGACTTCCACCAGATGAAAAGTGGATTTGGAGAACATCGTCGCCATTAGTCAGTGAGTTCCGCTCCCACCTGTCGGTGAGAGAATAGAGGAACTGCACATACCGCCAATGGAGTTGGCCATTCCTCGCCCGCGGCTGAACGCCGCAGACAGGGAACTGCCACTTTTGCCAGTGAATGTGCCAAGTAACCAACGCAGAGAGATGGGCTTCATCTGGTTCACACCAGAGATACTCATCACCTTGAGTTGGTACAACACCACGAAGGTGCCGTTCTACCACGGTAGGAATCAACGATCGGACAAGTTGGTAACAATCCCTCACGGGATCATCATCAAACTTTGTACTCAACCACTTCAACCCATTATGGAGGTGAACTAAATCACGAATACTCGTTAGATCTCTCTTGAAGAAGAAAGGTCGCACATCGACTCCGTTCCAAAAGTCTTGTCCGCATGACTCGCGAAACGGGCCCTCAGTAAAACTCTTTTCAGAGTTCAGCTGAAAGCCCGCAAAGCGAAGCATGCGAGTGAGTGGCTCAGAGATCATAGCGGGAACAATCAAGTCGTCCCCGAACACAGAGACATATGCGTACTTAAACGCTGGTCCAAAAGTGTCCGAGAAATAACTTGTAGCCCCGTAATGGTCTGAGCACGCGTGAGCGAGGGCAAGAAAAATCAAGCTCTCTAACTCAAACGTAAAACCGTTCCCCATTGAGGAGAACTTTTCCCACTCAAAGGACTCTCCGCGGTAACTTCCGCGGGTCGACCGAAGGTCATCCAAAAGCTCGAACCAATCTAATGGCAAGAGCTCACGGACTAATTCGATCGACAGAGTGTCGCTTGCCATACGCATATCCAATGTCACAGGGTCATAGACCTCGTGTTGCACGGATCCTACGTAGGCAAGCTCTTGATTGCGTGTCTGATCACTCAGGTCGCAACCAACAGATCGGAGACATCTTTTCAGATGTTCTCCGACCCCCAACTGAATATAAACGTTCATCTGGGGTTCGACACTAATGGAACGCTTGGTTAGAGCGTCTTTAGGGACAAAGGTGACTTCATTAAAGTCCGTTATTGTTATGCACGAATCGGCGAGACGAATTTTCGTCTCATAGGGAATGCAACTCACGTCGTGTTCCCACCCGATTAAGCCTTCGCTTTGAGCGATGGCCCTGATCCATGCGTCGTTAGACGCGATGGCCCGTATAGCGTACCAATACGCCCCTCGCGAGCAGGTATAACCCTGCTTTGCGAACTTAAAGTAGGGTGTCGTTGAAGGTCTTTTCAGACCAACAACGCCCCCGGGGCCGTGTCTCGCACCCTTCATGAAATCAGACTCAACTACCGGACCTAACCACGACTGAATTTTTCGTCGCGCGAGATGGAATATCTCGTGAACGGGTAGCCCTTTGAAAATAGGGCGCCCAGTGTGGTCAAATTGGCGGTAGTGCATTAGCCGTCTATTGGTTATCCCGCAAAGCTTTTCAGCCTCGCGGAACCGTTCAACGGCAGTAGCTAAAGAGTCAATTCCACTAACGGGAAGTTCGGTTTTCGCGAACAAATTAAGAACAGCTACCGAAGCGAAGTAACTTCGGTCATCACGGTACATCTGTGGTGATGAAAACTGCTTCTTCAGAGATATGAGGCCCTTAAGATCCTTTGTCGAGGTAACTCGTGAGAGTTCACTCGTAAGATCAGGCCCAATATATGAAGCAAGACACTGACAGAGACTGCTGAGGACGAGGGGCCAAATAGCCCCCCGCGACTCCCTCGGGATCTTACGATCCCAAGCCTGGCATACCTCAACTGCAAGGGTTTTATTCCTTCGTTTGAGGTTCAACTTGGAGCCTTTCGGCCTTGGGTTGGACGATTTCATCTGCTTTCCTTTGGTTCCGTATTTCGATCAAGTTAATGGCGCCGTATCCCACAAGGAGAACGACGACAACCGCAAGGATCCATTCAAGGATCTTCATGGACTTTACGATTGCGGGATGACCAGCTTCGCAAGAGCGTCGCGGGGCACCGCCAAAGAAGAAGCGAGAGTCGCCTCCAGTACGAACGCACTTTTCTGTGCGTCCGTGAGGAACGCGGGAACCGAGGTGTTCACGGTGTAAACGGCTGGCCACAGACGCCCGAGGGTATCTGCGTACTGCCGCGTAAACTTGAGCTCACCTTTGGCCGCCCCAGCGTAGTCCTTGGTTGCTTTGGGCTCCGTCCGCTTCAGGTTCAGGATTGCTGCAGCGCCACTCGGCGACGCCTCCCGGTAAGCCGCGGTATCACCCGCGAGCCGGTAAGGCGTCATCGTTGCGCCGGTGCCAGTATCCGCCACCTGAGTGGTCGGGATCACGATATCTGTCATGGAATTTCCTTAAGGAGATTTCGACTAACGCATGCCCCGGAATAGGGCAGCAACGTCAGCCATTCTTTTGACGTTAATCTTAACGTCGATGGGAGGGAGATATGGAATACCGAGGTGAGTGTATCGCGCACGCGCCCATTTCGTCGCCAGGTCGGTTGACCCAAGCGGCGCTATAGGCGTATACGTAAATCCTCCCACGGTTGGTGTCGGGAAACCCGACAACACTTGTGATGCTTGAACTGAATCAGACGTCACAAATCCCACATCCAAGATTTCAACCCCGATCTTTGGAGTCAGCGCGCCCAGCCAGTCGCCAATTGGTATAAACCAATCAGCAATAAAGCTAAACGGGCAGATTTCCCAGAGAGCCTTAGGAACATCAAACAAACCGAAGTCGTTCAACCTTCTCAAGACACCATCTGGAGCTGTCCAACGGTAATGCACGTACGTTTTCACGTCGTACTGGAATGCACTTGTACGGTTTCCCGTATATTGCAGTCCCCCAAAGCTTGCGCTTAGGGCCGTTGATACCACCTTAGAATCGCTCGCGTTTCCCCTACTTACGTGGGAGTTATGCGGGAGAAGATCCCTTCGGAGGTCAGCTGCATAGACCGCTTTCAAAGAGTCTATCATGTCATAGACCAGCGGAGACCAACCATAGCGGTACTCAAGCCAAAGCTCTGAAGCTTCGTCGCGGTACTTACGATTGTTCGAAAAGGAATAGGCTTTCTTCCTATATTGCGGTTTACCCCTCTTATCAAGGAGGGGGCGGCCGTCCTCATCCCACACCATCACTGATGTTACGGATGTCCTTTTCGTTCCGGGGAGCATTGATTTCAAAGCCTTTAAGTCTTTACGACGACAGGCTTCGACGATATTCGCGAGTTTCCTCGCGCGTTTCGCAATGGTCTCCCAGGATTTGTGCGCCTCTAACACTGTTACCAGTGATTGAGACTTCGCAGGCTCTACCCCAGCCCAAGCCTTTATCGTCGCGATCTTATTCAGATTCGTGATGTCAATTGGATTGGTTGGGAGGTTGTTGTAGAGATCACCGAAAACGCAAGCCACCAAGGGGCCGGAATCCTCTTCAAACCCACTCGGAGAGAAGGTTCGAGGATTAGTTCCGACCCACGGCGTACGCGTAACGGTTAACGAGTCATATGGGTTATTCACCCTTTGACCCCTAGCGACCGCAGTCCTAAACCCTGTCGTGACGACATCGTTCATCGTTTTAAGGAATCCCGATTGAGCCACGGCAGGGTTCGATCCACTATACGTTATGTTGGAGGACGAAGGTCCCCCTCTGTACGTGAAGTTTCGGGCGGTTAGACCGCCCATGGATCGTGCCCTCTTTTTAGAGATGGTCACAGGCGCTGCTTTGGACACAAAACTCTCCATTTGAAAGTTAGGTAAGGAATAGCGAAATGCTATACCTAGACAAC